CAAATTCTATCTTACCGATTGTTTGTCCTGATGTTGCTGTTGTATCGGTATTTTCTATTCTGATTGCTGGGTCGGCTGCTGCTGAAATATGTAATAGTTGGTCTGGACTTGTAGTACCAATTCCAATTCTATTGTTAGTAGAATCAACATAAAAAGTATCTGTATCTACTGTTAAATCACCTGAAACTGTTAGGTCTGCTAGTGTGCCGACTGAGGTTATGTTGGTTTGTGCTGCGGTTGTTAGAGTACCTGCTATGTTACCGAAAGCTACATCACCTGCAGAGCCTGAGAAGACCTCTGAAGTATTGGTAGCATCTGGAATGAATGTAAAGACTGAAGCACTATCATCGTAACCAAAGAATCCTACTTTAGCTGAAGTACCATTATGCCATCTAAATTCTATACCTCTATCTTTATTATCATCTGCAGCTGGAGCTGTATCGCCACCTAAAGTAAAGATTGGGTCATCAACTGTAACTGTTGTGCTATTAACTGTTGTGGTTGTACCATTAATAGTTAGGTCTCCAGTAACTGATAAGTCACCGCCTACCGAAGCATTACCAGTGGTGTCCATAGTGGTAAAGTCTGCTGCAGCTGGAGTAGCTCCACCAATCACTGTACCATCAATAGTACCGCCATCAATGTCTGGAGTGTTTATGTCTGGACTTGTTAGAGTCTTATTAGTTAAAGTCTGTGTATCGGTCAGTGTAGCCACTGTAGAGTCTATCGCAACTGTAACACTATTGGCAGAAGCAGATGTATCTATACCTGTACCACCAGCAACTGTTAAAGTTTCAGAATCTAAGTCGATAGCAATAGTACCACTATCGGTTGTTAAATCTAAATCTTGTGCAGTAACTTGTGAGTCGACATAAGCTTTAACGGATTGTTGAGTTGGGACTAAGGTTGCTGAGTTTGAAACCATGTCATCTTCATCAGCAAAGGCTGTAATGGTTATTACTCCATCTGATAGTGAACCATAAGTAATTGTTCCTGTTGTGGTAATAGCTGACGAACCATTGTCAATAGCTCCGAACCCTGAAGTAATGCTACCAGAGTTTAAAGCACCAACTGTGACAAGGCTTGAGTCACCCGGGTAAGCTGTCGCATCAGATAAGTTAAAAGCCGGAGTAGCATCTGACCCTCCAAGAGATACACTAACACCGCCATAAGACACTGACGAATTTGTAAGCGAACTATTGGCAATATTAGATAAAGTATTTGAAGCGGCATCTATAGTTTTATTGGTTAATGTTTGTGTTCCTGTTAATGTTGCAACTGTACTATCAATAGCTACTGTAAGTGTATTTGTTGCACCAGAAGTGTCGATACCAGTACCACCTGCAATAGTTAAAGTTTCGCTATCTAAGTCTATTGATAATGCTCCACCTGTATCACCTTGAAAGTCTAGGTCTTCGGCAGTTAGTTGAGTATCAACGTAATCTTTAACTGCTGCTGAAGTTGGTAAAGTTGTATCATTGTCATTAGAACCAATACCTTCTGATTCTAGTACAATCGCAGAAGCTTTGAAATTGTCTACTTCAATATTAGATACTGTGTTGTTATCAACATCTAAAGTTTTGTTTGTTAGTGTTTGTGAACCTGTCAGTGTTGCGACAGTTGAATCGATAGCTACTGTTAAAGTATTGGTAGCTCCTGACGTGTCGATACCTGTCCCACCAGCGATAGTCAATGATTCGCTGTCGAGGTCAATACTTAAAGCACCACCTGAGTCCCCTTGGAAGTCTAAGTCTTGTGCTGTTACTTGAGCATCAACATAAGCTTTAATAGACTGTTGTGTTGCTAATGAAGTTGCACTGTCAGAACTTAAATCGTCTTCATCTAAAATAGCAGTAACTGTTGAGCCACTACCTAGAACTAAGCTATCGAGGTTGGCAGTACCATCAATATATAAGTCTTTAAATTCTAAAGAAGAAGTTCCTAAGTCGATGTCATTATCTGTGACAGGAACAATAGCACCATCGGCTATATAAAGTTGTTGTACTGATGAGGAAGAAACATCAACATAAAACTCTATGTAATTATTTACAGTATCTATTAAAACTTTGTTTAAAGGTGTAGTTTCTCCAGCATCACCTATTAATGCTATTACTGGACCTTCACCTGCTGTGCCATCGTGTGCGTGTCCTGAAGTATTGCTAAATGCATTTACTAATTGATTGTATTCGTTATTAAATAACGCAGCTGTGATGGTATCGCCATCTGCGAATGTACTTTGTCGTGTATAACCTGCCATAATTTTTATCTCCTACCCGAAGGTATATAATCTACATAAAATCCGTTTATAATATAAGGTGCATTTGTGTCTTCACTAAGAACCCTAAAACTATTACTATAACCACTGCCGACTAATGGTATTCTTACTAGAGGCTGTTCAGCTGCACCAAATTTAGCTGTGCCAAATATAGCTGTACCAAATTTAGCTGGTGCTGGAACAGAATCCAAAACAATATCACTAGGTTGTGGTGTTTCATTACTATCGTAATCAAATCTAACTCTTAATGTTGGTTGGACTTCATTTTCTGGTCCAATAGACATTTTAATGTAATGTAAAGTTTTTAAAGTACCGAAGTCACCATAATCGTAATCGGGTGTCTGATACCTAGCATCTATATTACTACCATCAAAATCATCACCAATATCATGCTCATATATGTAACCTGTTTGTGAACCATGATAATGTTCTTCAATTCCTACCTCATTAAAGGCTGTACCAATCGCTGTAACTTCTATACCTTTGATTTCAGACCATTGAAAGCCATCTGGTCTTAATGTTCCTATAATACCTTTTTGGTCTGCTTCAACAAAACCTCTATTGGTATAAAATAATCTATATTGTGACTTGTCTCTATGAACCATGCTACTAATAACATAGTCATTAACGTTTCTTGCTAAGTCATTAATAATAGGTTGTATCTGTTTTGATACTGTACCTAACTCAACGTCACCAATTCTTGCAGTACCAGCCACTGTTCTAATGCCATCTGGTGCTAAGAATACTAAGTCACCACCAATCTCTTGTATGCTATAGCCACTTAAACATCCTACGTTCTCAGCAATAGGGTCAATTTGTATATTTACTGCATCGTTTATATTAATTAATTTATGTAAACTGTTTTCACAAAAAACAATTAAGTCTTCACGGAAACCTCTAATACCAACAATAGTATCGGATATTGCTACACTTCCTGCTCCTGCACCGGTAAAATTATTAGGGTCATTATAAACACTGTAATAAACAGTAGTTTCCTCACCTTCAACACCTGATGCTATTAGGTGGTGGTCATGCGATGTAATAAATTTTACTGGAGTATTGGCTCCGTTAGGTTGTATTTCTTTAGCAAAAAATGTTCTGGTTGTTAAATCTCCAGTACCTTCCATTCTAAATGAAAAAATATCTGCAGTAGAATTATCAGCAATAAATATTTCACCATAATCCATACCAGAACTTTCAAATAAAGCAAAAGTTGCTTGTTCTTGTCCTGTTCTTACCGAAGCTGATTTACCAGTAAAAGTAGCATAATTATCTCCACCACCAGCAGACAATTTATTTATCTGTAACCATGTAATGCCGTCTTGACTAAAATATAACGCATTACCTGCTACAACTATGACTCCATCGGCATAAGGTCTAACACCAAATATTTCAGTAGTTCCTCCTGTTGGTTGTGTCGCACTAGCACCACCAAACTTAGCAAAACCATTTATTCTTCTGTAGCCACCCTCAATAGCCACTTCAAAGTTTTGTAAAACTGTGGCTGCACCGGGAGTTCTTAATAAGTCTATAGAGTTAGCTGACTTAACTAAACCACCACTACAAGCTACTGTATAAGGTTGTGAACGTGCCATAAATTAAAAATAAGTTCTGTCGTCTGTCATTCTTGACGGAGCTTGATTGATTAAGTTTGACTTCATGTATTTCATAGCTTTTTTAAAGTCCTCTAAAGCAAATGCTGCTTGTTGTGGAGATTCTTTAAATTGCCAAACATAATATCTAGTTCTTGAAGTAATGACATTACTGTATTGTTCTGGTAAAACTATTGTATCGTCATAAGCTGATAAAGCTGTTGGTCTGTCAAAGGCATAAAAATGCACATTGTATGCTTTATCTGGTATAGGACTTAGACCAAATTTCCTAGCATCTGGTGATTGTATAACATATTTTGGTTCACCATATTTTTGTCCGTTTGCATCGTCTTCATTTTCTTGGTCTCTGTAGTATCTAGCCCAGTCTGCATGGTCTAAATATTTTAAACCTTGTGAGACGTAAGGTGCTGATTCACCTGAGACATTAATTGTTGTCAGATAAAAGTCGTCCCAGTCTATTGATGCATAGTCTGTTGTAATACTGGAACTACCTGACTTTAACAAATACCATCTGGTACCTGCTACTGTTTCTACTGTAACATTCCCATAAAAAGGGTCTGTACTACCACTTAATCCTGCTGAGAAAAAAGGCAACTGAGGTTCTTCATTAGCTATGTCAAACAATGCTTTGTTGACTGAATCTTTAACAAACTTTTGTAGTCCTATCGCACTTGCAAAGTTTGCTGCAGTAAGTGGTACTTCGTTTAGTTCTCTTAGAACCTCGTTAGTTATATCTAAATATGTTGTTGCCATTATTTCTTATGTATTTTTTGTATTTCAAAGTTTGCTGATTTACTGGCTCCTTTATGTGGCTTATAACCGCCAACAGGGTCTTTCATTAGTTTAAAGCTTTTACCGCTTTTCATCCAATGATAACCTTTAGGTGCTGGTACTTTCATGTTAGCAAGGCATAGCCTTTTTCATAGCTTTTTTAACAAGCTTACCTGCGTTGTACTTCATTCGTCCACCGCCATACATGTTTTCACGTCTAGCTGCTTTATTGCCATCCATGATACCATCAACCTTTTCAACCTTCATGCCACCCATGTAGCCTTTTCTTTTCTTGTCTTTATGCATCCCGTGCTTCATTATTTCTCCTTGTAAAAATGGAGGAGTCCGAAGACTCCCCCGTGACTATAATTAGTCAATAGTGTAGAAAGCTGATACTAATGCATCATCTCTCAATACTTTTGCTCCATATACATGTAAGCCTCTAACAATATCACCGAATGAACTTGGGTCTCTTAGGACTTCAGTTGAGATGATTGTTTGAGCTGTTGCTGTTGAAGAAATATGTCCACCTAGACATTTTCCTGTAGCATTTGAAACAGCTGCAATGTTATTGGATTTGTACATGTTGAAACCTCTTAACTTACCGCTAGATACTAGACCATTTCTGATTGAGCCTTGTCCTGCGTTGAAGTCAACAGAAAGAAGCTTAGAACCAGACTGAGACAGTTGCTCATAAAATTCTGGTGAAGCTACAAACCATCTACCTTCTTCAGGAACGTTTGCATCGTCTAATAGTCTTGCCATTCTTGCAAGTACGTTTAATGGGTCTGTTTCACTATCAGCACCTAGGTCAATAGAACCTGCACCATCGTAAACGTCAGCAGCTAATTTTGTTGCTGAGTCTGCACCTAGTACATGGTCTGGTGAAGAAGAAGCGACACCTGAGAACATTGATTCAATAACTGAGCTATCGAATGAATCTCTTAGAGCATAAGCTGCTGAAGATGTTGCAACTTCTTTAAAGTTGACGTGAGACATATCTCTCTCAATATCATCTACGATGAATTTGAAAGCTTTTGCTGAATCGACTACGAGTGTTAGCTCTTGGTCGGTTAGCTTGGTTTCGGTTGTGTCAGAACCTCTTGTGTAGTCATACACTGAGATTACTGGCTCTTTGATAATTTTAACAGAATCACCATAATTGCTGATTTCTCCGGAGTAGTCAGTATTTGTAATAGCTTCTACCACTGATGCCTTTCTGAAAAAGTTTAAAACTTTAGCAGAATATATGGAAGGCAGGAAGAAACTATTATTTTGACCGGCTACGGAGTTACCAAAGTTTGCATTTGTATCTGGGGTTGGTTCAAAATACTGTGCCATTTTTTACTCCTTTTGGGTTAATATAAAAGTTTATCTACTAATTCTACCCTCTTCCCAAGCTTTGTCGATTTCTTTTTCAAGTCTATCAAACTCGGCTGGAGATAAAGATAGAATCTCCTTTTCGGTCCAAACTTTAGCTTGTTGTGGCTCAACGTTGGTTGTCTTTGCAGAAACCATGTCAGCCGCTGAAGCTTTGGATTTAGAACCTGCCGATGACTTTTTCGGATTGCTATTTATACCCATGTCAGACTTAAATAAATCTAGTGCTCGACTTGCTGCTTCTGGGTCCCCTGAATTTTTATAAATCCAGTTTTGTATGGACTCAGGTTGAGATTTAGCCCAGTCATGAAAATCATCACTGTTTCTGATATCATCAAAATCAGGATGCTTAGACTTAAGTTCTTTCTCAGCATCTAGTCTTACTAACTCTTGCTCTCTAGATTGAAGAAGTTTAATTTTTTCTTCAAGCTGCTTTGCTCGGTTTTCACTTTGCATGTTAGCAACAGTTTCTACTACATCATAGACATCAGGATATTTTTGTTTAAACTCTTTAAGTTCTTCTTCAGATTTAGGTGGAGTGTATTTGACTTGTCCCTCACGGGCTTGGTCTAACAACTCTAACTCTCTCTGTTTAAACTCATTGAGCTTACTATCGTAATGCCTTTTTAAGTCATCGTAACGTTTTTTATAGTCGGGTCGCTTGTAGGGTGTTTTTGTTTCTTTGACTTCTTTTTCTTCTTGAACTTCTGTAGCTTCTACTTCTTCAGTTTCTGCTTGAGGCTCTTCAAAAAATAAGTTGTTTGAATTAACAAAAACTTTTTCTTCTACTTTGTGCCAACTCTTATCCGCATTATACGGGTTAGCTTTTTCTTCTTTAGCCATCTTTTTCTCCTATTCAGGGCTTAACAAATATTACAAGGTAGCTGCTGTACGGGCAGGGCTTGTCTTGCAAAGGTCGCCTTTCGGTTAATCTTTAACTACGCACATGTCCG